CAAACTATTCCACAGAAGCAGAAATATACAACGAAGGTATACGTATTATTCTGGATGAGATGGATGACGCTCATTCCAAGACCACCAATGTCAAGGCAAAGATGTCGGATTGGTATATGCATCAATATTATTCAGAGTTCTCTTGGGTATGCGAAAAGGCAATGAATCTTGCAGAAAGAAACTCTCCTCACCAAGTAGAATACAAAGTGTCCGACTGTTGGGGTGCAATATACAAGAAAGGTGATTGGACAAAGAAACACGATCACTGGCCTAATGTGTGGAGTTTTGTGTATTATGTGGATTGTTGCGAGAATTGTTCTCCCCTTGTATTCAATGCACGGTATGGAATTGCACCCAAAATAGGAAAAATGATACTATTTCCAGCGTGGTTGGTACATAATGTACCCGAACAAACGTGTGATCATGACCGAATTATGGTCGCTGGAAACATTGGTTTGTCTAAATAAAATCTACCATGACCAAAAACTCAAATGAGCTACGTTACAGAGTAGTCCAGAGGGATGTTTTAGTTGATAACTTATCAAAAGAAGATGCCTTATACTATATCGCAAACTTAGAAGATCAAGGCGTTTTCAACTTAGAAATGGTAGAGTATTTTCCCGATGCAAATAGAATAGGCCGTAATCCAGACTTGCATTAAATCCTTATAAATACTTAAAAAGGATTATACAGTATGCAAGAAAATATGTTTATGGGTCAAGACGGATTCCAATGGTTCGTTGGAGTAGTCGAGGATCGTAATGATCCTGACAAAGCAGGGCGTGTGCGTGTTCGTTGCCTAGGTTATCATACAGACGATCTATCAAAAATCGCAACTACAGACTTACCGTGGGCAACTGTTATGATGCCTACTACCACCCCCTCTATGCATGGACTAGGTGAGACTCCGCATTTTCTTGTACAGGGATCGTGGGTTATGGGTTTCTTTAGAGATAATGAACTCCAACAACCTGTAGTTATGGGTTCTCTGCCTGGATATAATACTCAATCTCCCGACAAGACTGTTGGATTTAATGATCCTGATGGGTTCTATCCTAACAAGACAGGATATAACGACATGAGTATGTTGGGTAGGGCTGCATCAGCAGAAGGTCATAAGTCACTAGAACTCCGAAGACGAAAAAGACAGACAGGTATTCCGATTGCAAATAGACCGAATGTAGGTAATGTAAGTGATACAGCAACCAACTATCAACCAGGCGTTGAACCTTTACACCCAGCAACTGGAAAATCTCTTGCACCAGAAAAACGATCAACATATGACGAACCACCCCCACGTAATTCCGCACCATCGTTTTATCCTTTCAACCATGTGCATGAAAGTGAGTCTGGACACGTACATGAGATAGATGATACACCTGGCGGTAGTCGTTTACTTAAACAACATAACACTGGAACCTTTGAAGAGATACTTCCCAATGGTTCTAGGGTTGTACATACAATGCATGATAACTTTGAAGTTGTATCTGGTAACTCTAACATCTTTATTAAAGCAAGACAAGATTCTACAGGTACGGTTGAAGCAAATGGGACTCTTACTCTTACCATAGAAGGGGATATGAAACATCTTGTAAAGGGAGATTATATTCTAGAGGTAGAAGGAGACTATTATCAGAAGATACATAAGAACCAATATACGAAAGTTGGTGCTCGTGGATTAGCAGATGGTGGCGGAAACAGAGAAGAAGAGATAGTTGGAAGTCATGCAATTGCCATATCTAATGCGGTAAACTATACTACAGGAACCGCACCTACAGGGCCTAAAGAAGTTCGGATGATTATTGGTGGTAATATGTGGAGAGTAGTTTCTGGTTCCGATAAAAAACAAGTTAATGGTGGAGACTATCTATCGCAAATTACTGCTGGTGATACTCTTATGATAACAGATGGTAACACACTTATCAATACTACCAATCCAGGCCTAGATGATAACGGAAGACAAAGAGGACAGATAACTTTAAATGCAGCAAACAAGTTAAACCTTAAATCCGCAACTAGTATGAACTTTACTACGGACAACGATGGTTTAAACATAAATTGTTCTGGTGTGGAATTAACGAATAACGACTTGACACAGACTACCGCAACTGGTTCCATATTTAATCTTACGGTTGCTGGTGCTACAAACTGGTCTAATACTGGATTGGTTACAGAGGACTTCTCCGCAAGTCAAGATACAAATATCACTGGCGATCTTACGTTGGATACTACTGCCAGAATTGTATCAACTGCTGGAACAATCTATACGATTATGTCTGGTGGTGGTTCACCAAGTGCAACGAACAAGGTTGACATTAACCCAAGTTAAGAATAGAAAATGGCGTTATTTAAATTTGTGGTTGGTGGAGAAGTGGTTTCATATGATAGGTATGAAGATATTCCAAATGACTTTGAACACGTTATAGAGTTTGTACCAGACTTACCAGAACCAGAAGGTGTAGATGAGGAAGGTAATCCTACAGGAGAACATACAGATGAACAACATGATCAAATGGCAGAATGGAATACAAGGTTACAGAAACTAATGGAGAAAGAACGTGCCCGCAGCAACTAGAATAGGAGATGCAGATGTACCACATTGTTCTGGAATGACCAGAGCAGAAGGTTCAGCAAATGTTTTTGTTAATGATATTGCGTGGAGTTGTCAAGGTGATAATAATACACCACACTTACTGCCACCTCCAGTGTGTCCAACACATGCAGCTCCAATTGCAAGTGGTTCTTCAACAGTAAAAGTAAATGGTGATGGAGCAGGAAGAATTGGTGACGGAATTAGTGGATGCACTTCTGTTGCAGCAGGAAGTGAAAATACTTTTGCTGGGCCTTAGGATATAAATATTATGGAAAAAATAAAAACCTTGCGTCAATATGCAAAAGCAAAGAAACTACCCTTAGTAAAACACATGGGGAATGTTGATGGTGAATGGGTTGATTATGCATTAGGAATTTGTGATCAATCTAAAATAACAACGGAAAAAACTATAGAGGGTCGAACTGTTTATGGAACGGAACTACCCGAAGAAAGAGATGACATACAATACGAACAAAAACATATCAATGATATGTCGTTGCCCGATACTATCACGAAAATGGAAGGAGTACATGATTTAAGATTTGCGGAACTAGGTGGTGATGAATTTTTACCATTACATTTAGACGATCCTTGGTCATTACGTTTTTTAGTAATGTTAGAGGGATCACATGACTTTATTGCTGAAGAAGAAACGATACCTATGTATAGTAAACAAGTATGGTTTATCAATGGATCATACTTACATGGGGTAAAAAATCACAGCAATAAAACGAGGACTGCTTTATTAGGGAAGTGGTCATTCAATGAGGAAAATATAGAGGAGTTATATAGTGACAATTGAAAGAGAAAATTTTTGGGATACAATTGAAGAATGGACAGACACTACATCTGAGTCTGGATATCATTTTGGAAATTCGATAGGGTTTCATGATAAGATTTTAGAAGAGGCAAAATCTTTTAAGGGGTGGAAGCACACGTTTGATGGGGAGAATTTTTCTGAAGAATTGAGATATAATCTTGTCACTTTATCTGGTGCTACAATGGATAGGTGGCCTTACTTATTGGAAACTCAATTCTCTAAAGATAGAAATGAGAATACTGAAAAGAATGGTATTGCGGTAGATGAAGAATTAGATTACTGGTGGACTGCACCTACCAAAGAAGACTTTCCTACTTTATATGAGTTTATGGAACACTTTCCAAGGTTTCATAATCCAGTGGTAAGTAAGTTAGGTGCTGGTCATCAACTTCTTCCGCATGATCATGGCCCTGCTGAACAATTTCTTTATAATATGTCTCTTAATGAACCAGAAGGTTCTATGACTGCGATATATCCAAGGGGGGTTCTTGATTATAAACCTGGCGATATCTATAGACTTGATGTTCACAATTTACATGCTGTAAAAAATGGAAATGAAACTAGGTATCATGTATTGTTTCACGGGGGTCGATATTGATGGGTAAGAGATTAATGTCTGGTAAGAAACCAACATCGAAAGGTAAGAAAATGAGTCATGGTAATTCTCATATTTCACCAGATGAGGTGGAATGGAATAGACATACTCGTAAATGGCAAGTGAGGAAAAAATAATGTCTATACCTAAAATGCCACCAGAATATGAGTTGCCTAGTTTATGTGGTGCAAATCCGCAGTTTAATGATGTCCAGAAAAAAATGGATGATGCCATTAAAAATGCTTTAGATAAAGTTGAAGAAAGTGCAAGTAATATTAAAGCAAAGATGGAAACTGACTTTGCAGAAGCAAAAGAAAAATTTGCAAAGTTAGGTATGCCTGAATTACCATCACTACCAGATATTAGTTTGCAAACTGAAATGACTAGTATTGCAAATATGGATACATCTACTTTAGTAGGGAGATTACAAAAAGAAGCAAAGAAACTTTCTACAAAAAATTTGTTTGGAGATGCTTTATCAAAAAATAAGTTAGACTTTGATAAAGTTTTAAGTAATGTTGAAAGTGCTATTTCTGGAGGTGGTGATGCTTGTGAGGCATGTAAAAACTTTGTTGTTAAACAAGGGGGCGAGTCAAAAGATGTTGTAGAGAAACCACAGAATACAAAGACCGCTGTAAAGGAAGGTTCTACGGAAGTAATATCTACGGTAACTACTCCAGCAGTCGCAGAGGGTGTTGGTCTTAAAAATATATTCAGTTTCATGAATGGTTCAACCCCTATATTGACTGACACATTAGGTAAGGCTCTCAAAATTGTAGGAGAGGGTGGCCCTAATATGGGCCCAAAGTTAGAAGAATTGGGTAAAGAGAATGAGGAGAAAATGAAAGCACAAGCTATGAAAGCAGGGATACCTTTCCATCCTGGCGTGGTTAAAGATGATAATGAATTAAATCAAAACTCATCATTCTTTTCAGTAGATCAAGCAAAAGTAGATTCAAATCCAACAGATCGTACAGATAGTAAAGATACTGCATTTAAAGCAGAAACAGGTGCCCAAAAACAATTACAAGAAACTACTAATATAGAACTTTACTATAATAAATTAATGGATGATTTTAAGAAGACATTAACATCGTCAATTAGTTCTTGGCAGAGACTTGAACAACATGCTAAAAAATGTGTGTCTCCGTATCCACAAAATCTTGTTGGTAATACAGTTGGAGCACCTACTATTCTTTCTAAAAATGCAAACCCAGATAAGTTTAGAGAGTTGATTACATTAGCGGATGAACTTGATAAATTAATTCATGTTAAAGGTGAACAGCGCATAGAGGATTTAGATCGTGAAATTAATGAAGAACTGGGTGATGATAATAGGGCAGAGAGTTTAAATGTATTGAGAAGTAAGTGGGAAACAGAAATTTTGAGAGTAACTAAAGCGGTTGCGGAGGCAGGAAAAGAAGCTGATCAAGCATTTAAAGATTTCTTTGATGAAAAATTTCCATTTAGGATGTTAGTTCCACCAGCAGGACAACCTGGCGGGCCAAAAATAAATAAGAAATTTACTCAAAGAATGGGTCAAGCTAAACAACAATTAGCGATTGGTAAAGAACCATCAAGTGCAAATCTAGATGGTTGGATAGTTGATGTTACAAATGTTTCTACTCATGCATCTGGGTTGTTAATAGTTACGGCAAAAGTTCAAGATGGAAGAACTGTTCGTGGATTTGGGCCTACTATATTTGTCGCAGTTGGTAATGTTTTACGATCAGCTCATAAAATAATGACTGATCAGTTTAAGAAACAAAGGAATGCCGCTTTTGCGAAGGCAGAAGAAGAAGCTATTGCTGAGGAGGATTTGGAACATTTGCAAAAAACTAAGAGAGTTGTCTTATAAATAAACACAGGAGTATATAAATGGTTGCAGTATCGCCCACATCACAAGATGCTTTTTTTGATGCACAAGGTCAAAATGATATTGACAGAAATTCTCGTCAATGGAAAGACCTTGATTTGTTTTTTCAGAAGAAATCTGAAGGCAAAGATATCAATAAGGTTACAGATGTGCAGGCAGTTAAAAGATCAGTGCGTAACCTAGTTTTGATGAATCATTATGAAAAACCATTTCATCCAGAGATTGGTTCTGGTATTCGTGAGATGTTATTTGAAAATATGACCATGTTAACAGCAGTTCTTTTAGGTAAAAAGGTAGAGGATGTTATAGAAAATTTTGAACCAAGAGCAAAATTAGTGGGTATTCGTTCTATTCCAGATTTTGATCGTAATGCTTATTCTATGTCATTAGAATTTTACGTTGTTAATACACCAACAGAATTAGTTACACTAGATGTAATGTTAGAGAGATTACGATAATGGCAACACAACAAAAAAGATTAGAAATAACAGATTTTGATTTTGATGATATCAAAAATAATTTAAAAACTTTCCTCAGAGGTCAGTCAGAATTTAGTGATTATGACTTTGAAGGTTCTGGTATGAATATTCTATTAGATACTCTTGCATACAATACTCACTATCAAGCATTTACTGCAAATATGCTTGCAAATGAGATGTTTATAGATAGTGCGAGTTTAAGATCAAGTGTTGTATCTCATGCAAAAACATTGGGATATGATGTTCGGTCTATTACGGCTCCTACTGCAACCGTAAATGTAACATTAAGTAATGTGTCAAATTCAACAAGAACTATGTCTGCTGGAACAGTATTTAATACCACAGTTGAGGGAGACAGTTATCAGTTTGTTACTATTGAAGATGTTACCAAAACTAAAAGTGGTACTGACATTATATTTGAGAATGTTACGATATACGAAGGAACATATGTAACACAAAGATATACTGTAGATAGTTCCGATGCAGATCAGAGGTTTCTCATCAATGACAATCGTGTAGACACTAGAACTTTGAGTGTTGAAATTAAAAATTCATCATCCGATTCAACTACAACCACTTATACAAGAGCAGAAGACATTACACAGTTAACAGATGACAGCACAGTTTATTTTCTACAAGAAGTTGAGAATGGTAGATTTGAAGTGTACTTTGGAGATGGTGTAGTAAGTAAATCTGTATCTGATGGTAATATAGTATTATTAAAATTTGTTACAACTAATATTGAAGAGGCAAATGGAGCAACTGTCTTCACTTCTAGTGGTGCAATTAACGGAGAAACGGAAGTTAGTGTTTCTACAGTTGATATATCAAGTGGAGGAAGTCAACGAGAAAGTATACCTTCTATCAAATTAAATGCACCTTTAAATTATGCTGCACAGGGTCGTTGTGTCACTGCAAATGATTATACCGTTTTTGCAAGAAAACTTTTTCCGCAAACTAAATCAGTAAATGTATTTGGCGGAGAAGATGGATCATTTGATTCAAGTTTGGGTGTGGTTGCAACTCAAGAGTTTGGTAAAGTTTTTATCTCTATTCGATCTACTACAGGTAACAATCTTACAATAACGCAAAAGGACAATCTAGTTAGAGACTTGCAGAAATTTAATGTTGCTTCTATTACTCCTGTTATTATTAATCCAGAAGTAACAGATATTATTATGGAAACTGTGTTTCAGTTTAATTCAAGTAAGACTACTAAGACAAAAGAAACCTTAGTTAGTGAAGTCACTACAACCATGAAAAATTATAATACTAATAATTTGAATGATTTCAATAAAATGTTTAGGTATTCAGAATTGTTAGGTTTAATTGACAATACAAGCGATGCAATTTTAAATAGTGGTTCTAAAATTTATATGGCAAAGAAAATTACTCCAACATTAAATATAAGTCAATCCTTTGATTTAAATTTTAACAATCCATTTTTTCATCCTCATAGTGGCCACTCTGGCGCTCTTGGTGGTGTTGTAGCATCTACAGGATTTAAAGTGAGTGGGGATGCAACTAATGTGCAGTTCTTTGATGATGATGGTAAAGGAAATTTAAGAAGGTTTTATCTGGTAGGAACTACTAGAACATATACAGATAATAGTGCTGGAACTATAAACTATTTGTCAGGTAGTATTAAAATTAACAACATAACATTCACTAGTATAGAAAATGTAGATGGGTTACCTTCTAGTACTATTAGATTTGTTAGTATACCAGACTCTAAGGATATTAAATCAGTAAGAAACCAAATATTAAATATAGATTTTACTAATACAACAATATCAGGAAAAGTAGACACTATAGAAGTTGGTCAGCCGGGTGCGGCATCTACGTTTACGACTACACCAACAATGCCTAGTGCATCTCAGAGTTTTTAAAAAATGGCACCGTTTGATGGTAAACTAGATACTAAAATTTCTCCTCTTATAGAGGGTCAAGTCCCAGACTTTGTTCAGGCGGATCATCCTAAGTATGTCCAATTTCTAAAAAGTTATTACAAGTTTTTAGAAGCCGCAGAAATTACTTTAACCCTTACAATTGACAGTATACGTTTAGAAACAGTATCCACTAATCATATTGTTTTAGAAGGCGATGAAGGTGATCGTGGTGATAAAATTAATACTGAAAGTGGTACAGGAACTACAGGTAAATTTATAGTTGGTGAGACTATTACAGGAAGCACCTCTAAGGCAACTGCTGAAGTTTTGGTTGATGATCTAGGAAATAAAAGACTCTTTGTTTCATCACAACAGAAATTTGAAATAGGGGAGACAATTACTGGTAGTACCTCTGAGGCAACTGCAACACTAGATAAGTATCGTGCAAATCCTGTACAGAATATACAACAGTTAATGGAGTATGATAATCCAGATAATAGTACAACTACCTTTATTGATGAAATATTTAATATGTATTTGGAGTCTATTCCAAGGGCATTAGCATCTGGAACATCTAAACGTAATCTTATTAAAAATATTAAAGACTTATATGCGGCAAAAGGAACATCTGAAGCAAAGAAATTACTTCTTAGATTATTGTTTGATGAAGAAGCGGAAATAGTATATCCCAATAAATTTATGTTAAAACCATCTAAGGGTAATTGGAATCAACCTACAATTATGAGAGTTGCTGCAAATACTGGTGCAGATGCAAATGACATAATTGGGCAAACAATTACAGGTAGTACTTCTGGTGCAACAAGTGTTGTCTTAGATGCAATTGTATTTTCTCAAGGTTCGGTTTCTGTATCACAGTTAGAAATAGATACAGATGAGTCCACAGGTACATTTCAAACTGGAGAAACAATAACAGCAACATCAAATACTCAAGATGTTATTATGAGTTTTGTTGTAAAGTCTTTTGTTAATAATACATCAATATCAGATACTGGTTCTCTCTACTCTAAAAATGATTCTTTAAACATAGATACATCTGCTGGAAATGGTAGAGCTGATATTGAAGTTGAAACTATATCATTAGGTGGTGTTACTGGATCAGTAATAGACGATAGGGGTCAAGACTATAAAGTAGGAGATAGTGTTTCTTTTACTGCAAATTCAGCAGATTCTAATGCTGTATTAGGAACTGGTATTATAACTGCTGTTGGTGCAACTATTTTGTTAGAAGACACTATAGGTAATGATGATTTTCTAGTTCAAGAATCGGCCACAAATATATCTCAACCACAACCATATATTGGTTTGGAGGATGGAGATAGTTTGGTCTTGAATGGAACAAACTCTAGTTCTCTTAATGATGGTTTCCAACTTGTTATGGAATCAGCAACAGAACGTGATATTATTCCAGATAATTATAGTACAGACAACAATAGATTTATGGTTGAGGATGGCGCTGCAGACACCGATGGGGAAATTGCTAGAGTTGTGATTACCTCGTCAGGTGGTGGTTATTCAAAACTTCCCACTGCAACAATAACTTCTACCAAAGGAACTGGTGGTAAGATTATTCTTACTTCAACTACCATAGGAAATATAATAGATGTAAAGGTGAAAGATGGTGGGTTTAATTATTCAACTAGTCCAACAACAAATCCTAATTCACACTTTGTTCTAAAAGATGTAAGTGGAACTTTTGTTGCATCTAATACTTTAACAACACATAGTGGAACGGTCAAATCATTTGACAGTTCTTCTCAACATTTGGAAGTAGATTTTGATCTTGTAGAAAATATTAAAACAGAAGCAGAAGTAGATGTTAATGAAGGAATACAACTTGAACAAAGTACTCCTACAGCTGAACATATTTTATTTGATAATACATTAGATTCTGATGGCGATAATATTGTGTTAGAAGATGGTCAAGGAAATTTAATTTCAAATTCTATTAAAACTTTTCATACACAGATCACCTTAGAAAATACTGGAAATGTAAATCAAAGAATAGAGTTAGAAGAAAAGAGAGCTGATGAATCCTTAGAACAGATGTTTGGACTTAACGCTGTTCAAGCCAAATCCGTTGGTGTTGGCAGTATCGAACACCCAGAAAAATTTGTGCCAAATTTACAAGACAGGGGTATGTTACTAAAATTAGATGCCTCTGCTGTAGGTGGTTCTTTTATTATAGAAGATGGTGGTACGGATGGTAGTGGTACTAATGCTGGAGATGAAATTCTTTTAGACAGAACAGCCACCCCTAATGTTGATGCTGGAGATAAACTTTTAAATCAATCAGTGGATGAAGGCAGTGCTATACTTTATGAAGATGCACCAGCAATACCACATATACAACAACGGTTTAATAAATTTGCTTTGAATGGAACTGTCTTACAAAGGTCTACACCTAAAGGTTGGATAGCAGATGATGGTACTTTAGATGGTGGTGAAACTTTATACGAGAACCAAGGTGGGTTTAGAGTTGCAGATGAAACTGAAGGTATTCTTCTGGAAGATGAAGTTGCAGATGCTACGTATAATACAAAAGAATTTTTGATTCTAGAGGATGGTGATCTCTTTGAGTTCTACGAAGAAAAGGTTATTAATCACATTAACACTCCAGACGGTAGGTTAATGGATGAAGAGGATGGTGGATTTGAACTTGAAAAAAGTAGGCCAGAAATACTTATTGATGAATCTTCAGACATAGTAATTAATAATCATATTGTAAAAGGAATTGATAATCCACAAGCAATGGTGCTTGATGGTACAAATAGTGCTGGAGCAAACGCTGGAGATTTTGTATTAGATGAAGAGTTTGGTGATTTACTAAGACAAGAGAGTGGTACTGGCACTGATATGGGTGATCTTGTACTACATGAAACAGAATCAAATTCTGCGAACCAAAAATTAATTATTGATGCTACAGATAGTTCAAGTTCTGATGCTGGTGACAACATTATATCAGAAAGTGTACCAACATTAATAGGTGATACTATTACAGATAGTGGTGGTGCTACTGGTGTAATTGTAACGTCTGATACTGCAAATGTTACTGCAAACGTAGGAGTTGAATCAGAACTTACTGGTTTTTATATAAACACGGATCATCATATTAGTGATGGTGTAATTAGATTACAAGATTCATTTTTCTATCAAGACTTTTCATATGAAATAAGAATAGGTCAATCTGTAGAAAATTATATGACAGAACTTAAACGAGCGGTTCACCCATCAGGGTTTGCTGCATTTGGTAAGGTAACTCTTGCTTCATTAATTAGTGCAAATATACAAACACCTTCAGCTGGAGGAGTGAGTGGATTTACAGCAGATACAGATACGTTTAGTCCAGCACTTGCATCCACGTTAGAAAATATTTTCCAAATAGAAGTTAAACGTAGACTTGGTATTAGTACAACACTTATTGAAGGTGAATTAATAAAGAGAGTGCAATTAGAAACTGCTACGTCCTCAGACCAAGATTCTAATATTATTAATGAACAAACCTCTGAGGCAATATCTCTAGAGACTGCTGCAAAACCACCCAATGCGGGCCAAGACGTTAACTTAATAAAAAGTGTGAAACTTACAGTCTCTTTACCAGAACCAGCATTTAGAACAGAGGCAGGATCACATTCTGGACTACCATTGTTTGCAGAAACACATTTAGTTTCTAGTGGTATACAACTAGAAGACGGAACAAGAGAAATTGCTCCAACAATTAGTCGTGATGTTATTTTATTAGATGGAACATTGTCGGCCGGTGGTTCAGTTGTTGACTCTGGTGAAAAGATGGAGATGGAAGATGGGTCTATTGCTGATATTGGTTCCAATATTACATTTGATGATTTGCAATTCAAATCAAACGATACATTTGTTCTAGAACAATCTGCAACATTTAATGAGACAATAGAACTTGAATATGCTACAGAAATAACAGAAGGAAGAAATACCGCACCGAATCAATTAATTCTAGATGGTACGGATGGTAGTTCTACTAATGCTGGTGATCATGTATTACATGAGAACTCAACAACTTCATTTGGTGATGACCTAGTACAAGAGGGAGACAGTACACCACTTGTAACGGAAGATATTCTAAATGGTGAGATCACAATCGAAGAGATTGTAAGAAGTAGTCTTATATCTTTGGAAGCAAAAGGTGGTCTTAGAGATAACGATAACTCAGAACACGTACTTATGGAAAAAAGTATGGAAGTTGGGGATATTTTATTAGAGTCTGCATTTGAATTATTATTAAACGAAGATGGGGATAGGTTTGATTTAGAAGATGATACAGGAAAGATTATACGAGAGATTGGTGAAGATGGTGGTGCTGGTCAGAAGATGATCGTAGAAGATGCTACTACACCACAACTTGGCGGTAAGATTATTTTGGATCATCAATATATTGAAATGGATGACGCTAGTGATGTTACAGTTCCAGAAATAAACTTCAGAGATACTAACTTTCCTAGATTTACTCGACCAACAACAATATCACAAACTGCAAGAGGAAAAATTTCACTACAAGATGAAAGAGAAGTAACAAAAATTGTATTGAATGGTACAAACGGCAGTTCTGCTAATGCTGGTGATAATATAATTAGTGAAAGAGATAGTGATGATATGGTTTATGAAGATGCGGCATCAGTTATATTAGACCAACACAATCCAGGCTTTGTAACAATAAATAGTACAGATGGTAGTGCTAATGCTGGTTCGCATTTAGAATTTGAGATAGGCACGGTCAACTCGTTGGCTGGTTCTTTCCCAATATTTACTACTGGTGATCTTGCATCAACCTATGATGCGACCACATTGACTTATGATTCAACACAACAAACATATGATGCGACTACTTAAAGTGTTATAAATAAAGGAATAAAGGAGTAATCATGGTAAAACAAGCAGTTGGACTTGGATCGGATGCAAATGACGGTACAGGTGATAACCTACGAGTAGGTATGGATAAAGTCAATGATAACTTTGACGAAATTTATACTTTACTTGGCACTGGTACTGCATTAACCTCTGGTATTTCAGCAGACGCATCTGTAGTGACACTTACCGCACCTTCAATTAGTGGTGCGGTTGCTGGAACACAAACCTCTGCTACGATTACAACCCTTGCAACTACCACAGTAAATGGTACGACACTCAAGGGAGGAACCCTTACACTTGCAGCTGGTTCCGTTACAGACAGTTCTGGTGCAATCTCTTTTGGGGATGAGAACTTAACCACTACAGGAACACTTGCAGTGGGAGCAATAACCACTACCGCAACGATGAATATTAATACAGCAGCATCAAGTGGTACAGTAGATTGGGTTTTAGTAGAAGGCACGGCAGACGATCATGAAACTACAATAGATATTACAGACCCCACAGGAGATCGTACTATCACGTTTCCCGATACTACTGGAACCG